AAAATAAGAACTATTTTCTCTTTCAGTTACAAAATTTGTAGTTTGCTCAACTATATCAGCATTACTTAAATTAGTACTATCTAATCTTAATTCGGTTCTATCTGAGGAGATTTCTGTTATATAAAGTTGTTCAAGATAAGATCCAATTTGTTTATTAAAGAAGTTAAAATATGTAGTATATTCTCCTTGGTCAAGACCATTATCTATTAAAATTTTCTCAGGATCTAATATAATTTCAGATACATTTTCTTCATCACCAGCAGATTGCCCATCGTTTTGGATAGTATATTGGGTAAAATTATAATTAGTTGTGATAATATCTTGATTATTATCATAAGTAAAATATTCAATATAACTGCTAGAAGATAAAGAAGTATTAACATCAAAAGTTAATATCAAATTAGTATCTTGACCTCCATATGTTTGTAAAATAAAACTTTGAGGATCTATTTGTGTAATTTCTGCTGCCATTATTGTGGATTAGCTAATGTTGTTCCTGTTTGTAATTGTATAATTTGTTTTTGAGCGTCTAATAGATCAATTCTTAATTGAGCAATTTCATCTTGTAATACTAAAATTTCATCCTGGTTAGCTTCAAAACCAATGTATTCACTACTTTTTTTAATTAAAAACTCATGAGAATTTATATCTCCTAACTCAGGTATATCATAGAAAAGATTATTATACATGGTAAAAAATTCTTCTGTTGTAGGTTGAGCATCCAAAGTTTGTTGAATTGTTTGGACTCCTAATTCCTTAAAAGAAGTATCTATTACCTTAGTATATTGGTTTTTATCGTATACTTGTTTATTTAAATTTACATTTTCACTCATCCGTTAATAACTTTAAAGTAGTAATCATCATCAAAGATTAGTGTTGAACCATTTATGATAGTTTTAATTAAAATTTTATAATATCTTTCAGGTTCTAATCCGCTCATATAAACATTAAAATAATTCCCATTAGCATCAGAACTAATTTGAGTATAACTGTTATCGAAGTTAATAACAAATTCGTTAGTAGCCAAGTCTTTTATTGCATAATACGAACTAGTTGGTAAATAATTTAAATTTGTAAAGAGTGAACTAGTTTGATATGTTCTTGTAGGATATAAAGGACTTACATTAATATAAAATCTATTAATACTTTCAGGGAAAAATTCTCCTGGGTTTTCAGATAAAGACATTTTTAAATCTACTGTAGTAACAACAGGAGATGAAGGAGTAATTACTGTAGAATAATCTATCCATCTAAATTCTAAACATGGAGGATAAATTGTGTTTGTGTCAACACTATAGTATTTAAATACAGGTTGAACATTTTCATTATTTATAAATTCATAAGATCCTGAGAGTCTACAGATGAATCCGTAATTTGGGATAGATGAACTGTACCAAGCTCTAACAGTATTAGTTACATTAAGTTCAATATCTTTAGTATTGCGTAGCCCAAAAGATTCAGTAACAAGAAAACTTGAAGTTGTAAACCAATTTCCTCCACCTTGGGTTGAAAAACTAGAATTAAATGATCCGGTATAACTAAATCCTCCAGTTGTGCCTGTCATACTCCAAGGATTAGATCCTGAGTAGGCAGAATACGCCCATGATACACCATCTTCAACTATAGGGTTATCTAAAGTATACCCAGTCCCATTATTCCAGGATTGAGCTGTTGGGCGTATTTCTAAAGAAGTATTAAGGCTAATACCTTGAGCTTCTGCTATAAAATTTTTAAGGAATATACCATATGAGTTTCCACTAATTTTATTAGCAATAATATCTTGAATCTCAAGATTATCAAATTGAACTAAATATCTAGCTACATCAGGTGTTCCATCAAGGTTAATTTTATTAGATGCTTCTAAGATAGCATCCAATCCAGTATTCATTGTTGGGTAAGCAGAGTATAATGTAGCGTCTTGAGTAGGGAATATTTTATAAACAGCCATTAATATATTTTATTATAAATATGGCATTATAAAGGAACTACTTTACCTTTAATATCTTGATTAGGGTATCTTACTTCAAAAATGCTAGGATCTAATGAAGGATAAATTACTTGATTTTGAGTAGAAGATAATATATCATATGCATATTGAGAATATCCAGAAGTTGTTCCGGCTTTATTTGAAATAGATATATTTTTAACTGTTTGGACTCCCTTAATTCTATCAAGTAAAACATATAAATCTCTTACCATAATAGGCTGATTAATTTGCCAATTATTGATATTGAAATAATTTTTTAAAGCATTAACACAAGCTAAAAGAACTTCATTGTTATTATATTCGGGTAATACTATAATTTCAAAATTAACAGCTATATTAATAATAAATGCATCCTTAATTTCAACACTATCCCCAATCATTCTATATTGGGATAAGTATGTTCTTAAATTATTCTTTAAGGTTTGGCTAGCATAATCTAATAGACCATTTGAATTTTGGGATAAAACATATAAACTTAAAGTTTCAATAGTTGAAATTTGACTATCGGTTAATTTAGGTTGTTCAATATATGCTTTAGAAATAGCCCCAAAATCAGAAGGCATACTTAAAGCTCTAATTAAATAATCATCTGCTGTAACTGATCGTTTTTGGGAAGCAATTAGGGCTAGAGTATTTTGGCGAACTTCTTCTATTGTATCCCCTCCTTTTCCCCCAGAAGCAGCAGCTGCATTGTTTGAAGATAAAGAATTAAAAATATAATTAGCTATAGTTGAATTTAAATTTGTATTATTAAACTTAACATTTGTAGAAGCTACTGTTGTAAGAGTATTAGATGCTATATTAGACCCAACTCCTCCACCAGTTAAATATCTTACGTTTAATGTTGTGTTAGATGGAGAAATACCATAAGTTCCAGTATAAAGAAAATTTACTGGGGAATACGCTGCTGTAAGTTTATTTTGAATAAAAGGTAATCCAATACCTACGTTATTAGCATTAGGTACGATTTCTTCATTGATAGTGGTTGGTGATCCTGCACCAAATTGTAATTGGATTTGGGTTGGGGATAAAATACGTGTTGCAAATCGTCTAGCAACTTTTTTAAGTCTTAATAAATAAGGTGTATTATCTATTTTATTAGGATCATTTATATTAGTGTTTTTTATAGGATCTAACACCATTTCTTGACCTAAATGATCTACTTCATACCATTTATTACCATCAGAATCAGTAATATCTAAAATTTTTATAAAATTGTTTGGTGAAAAAGTAACAGTATTAAAAGGAATAGGATCTGTAAAGTTAAATATTGCTGTTCCTATTGTTGCAGAAACTGCATTTCGTGTTTTTTTCAGTAAAAAATATTGAGGAATATTACCTGCTATTTGATAAATAGAAACCTCAGTTAGATCTTGAGAGCTAGAAATAGAAAAATCTACTTTATCTTGAATTAAAAATGTAGTACCATTTTGAGATGATATTGTTGTATTTTCACCAATTGTTAAAGCATAATCATAATCAGGTACATACTCTGTACCTACTTGTTTAGCTGGGAGTTGTTGGTAAAAGTCAACTGTTACTTGTGCAACTGATGAGACTTTTGGGGTATATCCAAACATATAAGCTAGCTCATATATACTATCTGTTTGTTGGGCATATTGAGTAAATGTTTCTTGAAATTGGTTATCAAGATAAAAACTTAAAACATCACCAACATACGCTGATTGTTCCATAAACATCATACCCACAGATGCTGGAGTAAAATCATTAAATGTATTTGGGAAATAAGTTTTAGAATATTCAATTAAACGTGCTCTAAAATCAGAAAAATCACGGTTAATATATTTTATATCTCTATTAGTATCAGCCATTTTTAAAATTGGATTTCTAAAACATCTGAAATATTAGTATTGGTTACTGAATATTTAAGTGTTACGGTTATTTGATTAGTATCGGATTGTCCAGAAACAATTAGATCAGCTACAACTATATTAGGGAAGTAGGTTGAAATTTTTTGATTTATATCTTCTCTTAAAAAATTTAAGTCATCTACAGTAATTTGTTCAAATATAAATGCTCGTAATCCTCCCCCAAATGTAGGATTTAAAGGTCTTTCTCCAGGGTTAGTTAAGAAAAAATTAATTAAATCTGCTTTTATAGCATCTTTAGTTTGGTAATTTGAAATAAATACAGCCGAACCTCCTAAAGGAAGATTTATCCCAACAGCAGCGCTTGCATCAAAATCAATAGGATATATCTGCTGTGGATTAAATGCCATTATTTAGTATTTAATAAACTCATGATTTGATCCATTCCTACTTCACCTGCTCCTAAATTACCATTTACCGGATCACTCACTTGTGGTCTAAATGGAACCGCATCTTGTGAATTAAAACTCATAGCAGTTTCACCTAAAACTTCAGCATACTTTGATCTAAAATCAATCGATGGTGGAGCGTATGAAGGTGTAGATGTTGGTGGTGTGTAAGATTCTTTAATTATTTGTTTTGGTGATCTTACTGCTTCCAATAAAATATCCTTCAATTCTTCTTGAATTGCTTCTCTTACGGCTTCTTTAATAATTTTTTTAAAATCGTTGGCTTTCATATAATTATAAATATTTGGTTATTCTGCTTTTAAATCATTTGTTTGTATATAGAATACAAGTTCATCAATCAATATCTGATCAATTGAACTATAAGACCATTCTCCTTTTAACATTACTACTCCTCCTTTATTAGTAGCTAAGGCTCTTCTACGCTTTAATGGTTTATCTGTAGCTTCAGTTTCAACACTCATTGTAAATCCATTTACATTTGTAACAACAGGAGATGTTTGATTTGATTGTTGTTGAGTTAAAGCTGTTAATTCTGCAGAAATTTGTTCTTGGGGTGTGTTTGGGGAACAATGTTGAACTAATTCATCTAATAAACTTAAATGTTGTAATACTTGGGTTAAAATTTGTCTTAAAATTACTAATGTAACTAAAATACCAGCATTAGTAGCTTTTAAAGATGTGATAATTTTATCTATTGTATCTTTACTATCTTGAATTCCTAAAATAACATTAGTAGGAACACCAACACCAGGAGGTACAGATGTAGGTAATGGTAAATTTTTTAATATTTTAAAAGAAATTTCTAATACTAAAATAACGTTCCCTGAAATGCCTAAAATTTTAGTAGTGTTGTCTATAATTTTAAGGGTATTATTTAATTGGCGAACTAATTTATTTTTTCTAGCTATCAATTTAGTTAATTCCTCAGGAGTAGGACATGAAATTTGATTTTTTAAATTATCAACTTTACCTTTATTTTTTTCTATGAGTTGAGTAGCTTTAGTAATCCCAAATTCAGCTATTAAAGTTAATACTACAGGTAACAAACGACTTTTCATATTAACAACAACCTCATTAAGTTTTTTCTGTGCGTAATATTTTGAGTCTTTTTTGTTTTTAGTTCTAACATCAATTTCTTCTTGGCTTATAAGAGAAGAATTAATTTTATCCTCATCTAAACTACTTTG